CGTCCACGGAATTTAAAACCTTCACCTGATGCTTCATCACCATTGCCCATACGAGATGCATAAACGCGATTAGCAATTTTTTCAGGTTTACGTTGATATTGTTCAGCTAAAGCTGGTGTTGGGAAGTATTTTTTAAATATTCCTTGTAATCCTTTAGCACTATAATTTAAATTTTCATTTACAACACGAAATCCACCTGATTCGTGACCACATTGAGCTAAAAAATGAGCTACTTCTACTGGTGTGTCAATACCAAATGTTTTCATTACATCTGGAATTTGTGCGATAACGCTGTCTGGAATGTGTCCTTTTAATTTTTCTAGGTTCATACTATTTTAATTTTTTAACTTACTACTACTCTACCTTGAATATCGGTATCTGGGAATCTAATTTCAAATATAGCTGGGTCTAATGAAGGATATACATTTCCATTTTTGGTTGCCCCTGCTATGTCATATGCATATAGAGAATAATTTCCTCCTTGCTTATTTATTATTTCTAATTTAACTACTGATTGGACTCCTCTAACTTGAAGTAATTTAGATGTTATATCTGATAATATAATTGGTTGATTTATTTGCCAATTATCTATATTAAAATGATTTTTTAAAACAGATATACAAGAAGTTAAAATATCTTTATTTGAATATCCACTTAATACTGTAATATCAAAATTAACACCTATATTAATATAATATGCATCTTTAATATTAATAGCATCAGTAACCATTCTATATTGGTTCAAATATGTAGCTAAATTATTTTTTAATTCAAGTGAACCTGTAGTTAATTGCTTGGTTCCATTATAAGATAAAACATATAAATCTAAAGATAATGGATTATAAGGTTGAGTATAAGATACTGTTTGTTGTGGGTTGTTATAATAATCTTGTGTTATATAAGCTTTTGATATAGTACCATATTCTGAAGGCATTGATAATGCTCTTACTATATAATCATTTTTAGTTACAGCTCTCAATTGAGTTGAATAAGCATAAAGAGCATTTTGTCTAATTTCTTCTACAGTATCACCATTTCTACCACCTACAGAGGCACTTGGATTGTTAGATACAACACTATCTAAAATAGAACTAGATAAAGGACCAGGAGTATTTTTAAAATATATTCCTGATGTATCTATAATGGTTAAATCATTAGATGGTATATTTGATTCAATTCCACCACCAATTAGATAATTTACTACTAATGAGCCTGATGGGGCTAAACCATATTCTTGAGTAAAGAAAGAACCAGCTTCATTATAGTTGTTAGTCAACAATGAAATACCAGGTACAGATCCAGATTGAATATTATTAGCAGTTGGAATAATCTGTGAATCGGTTTTATTTGAAGATAAACCAGCTCCAAATTCTAACTGTAATGTATTATCAGATAAAATTCTAGAAACAAATCTTCTAGGAGCTCTTTGTAAAGTTAATAAATAAGGTACTTGGTTGTTATTTGAACCTGTATTAGCTGTTTTTTGAAAAATAGAAGATTGTGCTAAATAAGGAACTTCATACCAATTATTTCCATCACTTCCTGTAATATTTAATACTTGTAAAATATTGTTATCAGTAATAGTAGAGGTTGCAAATTTTTGATTTGCAGGTATGTTAAGTGTTGTGGATTTTAATTCAGCTGAAATAGCAGGGATTGATTTTTTAAATAGATAATAGTTATTATTTACAAAAGTAATTTCAGTACTTCCTGTATCTGTAAAATCAATTTGTTCAGTAGTAAGAAATTTAATTCCTGTAGTTGCTGATGTTAAAGAAGTATTAGTAGGGATTATTAAACCATAATTAATATAATCAGGATATGTAATACTTCCACTTATAGCAGATGGAATTAGTTGAAATATATCTACTGTAGTATTTGATGCATAAGATGCTTTAGGTCTATAACCCATTACATATGCTTGAGCATATAGATTTTCTTTTTCTTTAGCATATAGTAAAAAATTCTCTTGAGTTTGAGTATCAAGATAAAATGACATTACATCACCGACATAAGATGCCATTTCAATGAACATATTGCCTGGTGATGCTTCTGAAAAATCATTATACGTTGTTGGGAAATATGTTTTAGCATATTCCTGTAATGCTGATTTAAAATCAGGAAATGATTTGTTTAAATATGATATGTTTTGATCTTCATTAATCATTATTATGTAAATTGTACTGTTACTTGGTCAGGAGATTGAGAAATATTTAAAATATAATCAACATTAACATCGATTGTATTATAGTCAGTATTAGGAACAACAGAAATATCAGTTACAGTTATTTCAGGAATAAAAATTGCTATACTGTTTGCTACACTATTAGCTATTAAATTAGAATTTTCATTTGTTATTCCTTCAAATAAAAATCTTTTCAAATTACACCCAAAAGAAGGATTCATTACTCTTTCACCTACATCAGTTAACAACAAGTTAACTAAATTGGATTTAATTTGATCTTTAGTAGTAAAGGTACTATTAAATACACCAGGACCATTAAAAGGTAATGATACCCCAATAGCAATATTCTTTTGTAAATCTAACGGATTTACACGTATTGTTTGAGGTATTGGCATATTATCCTAAGTTTCTTAATCCTGATAAGTCTTGAGCAGTCATATTAGCACCAGCGTCTTCAATAAAAGCCATAAATGGATTATCTGAAGTTGGGTCTACTTTTAAACTAGGTTGTGCTTGAGGTGTATCATACCCAAACATAGCTCCCATTTTACTACGTAAAGCAGATTTTGTATCTGCACCTACTGGTACATCAGCGCTAGTAAAACTTATTGTTCTACCTTCACGTAATGCTTTTTTTTCTTGTTTAGCCATATGCTCTTCAAGAATGTATGGTAACTCTTCATGAATAGCATCGATTACTGCTTCTTTAATTAATCTTTTAAATGCTTTAGTGTTCATAATTATAAATATTTTATCCTTGTAAGTTTCGTTGGTCGATGATTAGTTTTAATTGATCCACTAAATCTTGTGGATCTAATGTAAATGAAAGTTCGCTTTTTAATACTTCAACTCCATCACTGTCAACAGCAACGGCATAATGTCTTTTATTTCCTTTAACTTCAAATGACGGATTTTGTTCTTCTTTAATTTGAAAATTAAATCCTTTATATGGAGGAAACTGAGTATTAGATAATAAAGACCTAGTTAGTCCTGTTAATTCTTGTTGATTTAAAGTACTTAATGCTTTATCGTCTAAACTAACTTGTTTTAATCTTTCAATTAATTCGTTTAATTTTAATACTTCATTTTCTAATATAGTAGCTCCTATACCAGCTAAGACACCTAAAGATGCTATTAACTTATTTGCTCTTTCTAATGCCTTTGTAATACGAGTAATTAAGGCAACAGGTACACCGATTCCAGGAGGAACAGCAGTAGGTACAGCTATAGAAGATAATACAGCAACTAATGCACTAAAAATAGTAATGTATAATGATATTTGTTGAAGTGTTCTAGATAATGAATCTAATTTATTTATACTATTATTAATTAATGCTATTGTATTGTTTCTTAAATTAGTTGCTATTTGAATTTCTTCAGGTGTTGAAGCATTTTCAATATATAAATTTACTTGATCTACTAATTTTTCCAATTGAGATCTTTGAGATAATATACTAGCTAATTTACCAGCTAACTGTAATGCTATAATTGGTATTAAAGTTTTAACAGCATTTTTAATTACTTTTTTAGCTAAATCTCTTCTTGCTTTTGCTCTTTCAGCTTTATTTCTTGCTTTTCTTCTTGCACGTTTTCTTTTTCTAAGTAAATTAGCATTTTTTATTTTTCTATAAGGATCAGCAACTATATTAGCTAAATCTTTACTTAATTTAGCTTTTAACTTTGCTAAATCTTTTAATTTTTTATCTCTCGATACATCTTCAGCAGCAACAGATTTATCATACTTTTCTTGAGTAATTTGTTTTTCCTTAAGAAGAATATCTAAACGTTTTAATTCAGTATTGTAATCAGACCAAACTTTAATCTCTAATTTTACAATTTCTTCTATTTGATTTTTTAACTGTTCTACTTTACCTAAAGCAACAGCTATAATTTTTTCTTTAGCTTTATTTTTTAGTTGTTCACCAAAAGTTTTAATAGCAGTAGATGCAGAGACATTCTTTAAAATATCAGGTGAAATAACAGGTGATATATTAACGTTATTAGGCATTAAGCTGTAAAATTTTGTTGTGATAATATACCTTCTAACCCATCTTCTATTTTGTCTAAATCATTTAATAACGATTCAGCTGCTACATTTATATCAATAGCAGGAGCTCCTTCTGGGCTGCCAACTACTGATGAAAGTTGACTTCCAAATGTGTATAAACTACTAAGTAATCCTTCTAGTAAAATATAAAGTTTATCTCCCAATACTAAAGGTTCTGTTGGTAATTGATTATTTACAGTACCTAAAAAAACAGTATTACTATTAAGATGAACCCTCTCACCAGCATTTAAATTAATAATATTATTAGTATTTATTTCAACATTTGTTTTAGCAAATATCATTACTTCATCTTTTTTAGAATTTAAAGTAACTCTATCTGAATTTAAGATGATTTGGGAGAAAAAATAATTTGCTGGGTCTGTTGGATTAGTAAGTGGATTTAAAACTCCTGTTTTATCTGTTTGTAAAGGAAGTTGTTGAGTTGAAGTTAAATAAATAGAAGATAAATCACTATTTATTTTTTCAACATGGAATTTTTCTTTAGGATTATAACTAAAACCATTTGTAATAATAGTAATAGGACTATCCTCAGCACCAATAGAACTCCATTCATTCAAATCATTATATAATTTAGTAGTTGAACTAAATCTTATTCCTGCACCTTGTCTACCTTGAATAATATGATCACCTTCAAAAGATAAAAGAGATTTAATATTTGGATTTTCAACAAACGTTATACCTAAACTAGCATTATCATTTGCTGGTTGTGAGTTTTGTTGTTGATTATTCCACAAATTAATTGAGTTAATATAATAATTTTGAGAAGTAGCATCAGATATTTGAGTGGCTGAGGATGGTAATTCTTGAAGATATATTAATTCACCTAATACAGGGAAATATTGGTATTGCGGGTTTAATGGTTTTGCAGTTTTGCAGGTATCTAAAAAAGAATCATTTATAGTACCTACAATATTTTTTGATTGCTCATAATCAAGATAAAATACAGTTCCTATACTATTAAATCCACCTACCTTTTCAAACATTTCTTTAGTAGGAGTATTTTCAGTAGTAACAACACCATACACTCTACCAACCTGTGCTTTGAATGATGGGGTAAAGTTATTTTTACCGATAGCGGAAACAACTGATGATAGGTTTTCTCTTACTTTCATTTAACTTGTTCTAGTTGTACTATAGGTGTTTGTTCAAGCAACTTTTGACCTTGTTCTTGTACTGCTTTTTGTTCTTCCAATAAAGCATTAATTTCATCCATGTCAATTAATTCAGTACCAGCATTTGCATTAACAGTAGCAGCACGTTGCGCAATAGCTGCCATCTTAATTAATTGTTCGTTATTTTTTACATTAACATCAATCAAATCTTTAACAGTAGGCATTAACATTACCGCATTGCCTGCGTTAGTTGTTGCCATTGGTTTCATTGTTTCAATAAACTCACCAATTTGCTTATCAATATCTTTATTATTTTTGTGTATCTTTTTAAACAGATCCGATAAGGACATACCGTCGAATACTGTTACATCGTCAAAATTAGCCATAAATGCGTTTACTAATAAATATGAATAATTAAATCTTTATATATCCATGATTATAGTATTCATTGTATAACTGAACGTAAATAACTTTAAGTTTTTTAATGATTTTAGTAATCTGAGGTGTTGATACATCAGTTATTTCACGGATATAAATGTAAAGTGCTTTTTTATTAAATATTTCTAACGTTTCACGTTTACGAAATAATTCAACAATAGCATCTGCCGTTTGAGCGTCTTGTTTTTTAGGGAATAACTTAAATAGATGAGTATCTATATACTTAATATATTGATCCATAAAACTATTTCCATCAAGTAAATTTTCTATATTTTTATCATTTTCATATAGATTCATTTGCTCCTCATCACTTTCATCTACATCAACTTTCTCTTGAAGTTTCTTATAATTGTTTTCGTTATATACAATTAAATAACGTTTAGCAATAGTACCAAAATAAGAAAATGCTTTACCCTTCTCAGGTTTATATAGATGAAGTTTTTCAAGTAAGAAGGTAATTACCTCATGCTTGAGTTCCTCAATAGTATCCGTATCGGTATAATAAAATTTAAACGTATGAATAATATTTTCGGCTAATTTATAAAAGCCATATTCAATACGTTCATTATAGATACGATTACGTTCAGACATATCTTCAGTAACGAGATATTCTACAATTGCATCTTCAGTATCTTGAGTAAAATAAATTCGAGGTTCTTTTGGTTTACGCTTACGCGGTTTACCTCGTTTAGTTAGCGCTAGTGTTTCATCAGCAAATATATCAGCGCCATAATTATCATAATATGACATAGTGATTTCCTAGTTTTTAATCCCAATATAAGGAAAAAAAATCACGTAACCAAACTAGTTTCTAGAATTATTAAATTCGCTTATAATGGTTTGGATTTCCTTTAAGTTTTTAAAGAAATTACCAACTTCATCATCTGCTTCAAATACCCCATTAATATCTAGTTCTCTTAACTTTTCATCAGAATTAGTAACTATAATACTAATTGCGTCTATAAATTCACGTTGTTGAACAATAGCTTTTTCAAGCGCATTATTACGTCTAATTAATAAAACAGCTCCAATAATAGTTAATTCAATTATGTGGATTAAAACCACCCATAAAGCAATTACCATAATTATTGTGTAAATTGTTGTGCAAAATCGTCTTGTTCTAAAGAAACGATTTCATTAATTTTTTCAATTTGTTCTTTTACTTGATCTAGAGATTCTAAAACTTGATCTTGTTCCATTCCTCTATTTACTTGAAATTTAGCCTTATTAACAGTAGCGTCTAATTGGTTTAATTTTTCAAGAACATTGTTTTTAAATTTCATAATATATGTTTATATATAAATATATGGTAATTTGTGGTTCCCCAACCCCCCCGACGTTTTTCCCATTTCCCCCATTTCCCTTATTCCCTAACCCGCGTAGGCTTAAGTTACAAAAAATATCTTGTATTTCCAAAGAGAAAGGATAACTTTCGTTATCCTCTTTTTATTTCTTCACGAACTAATTTTCGTAGCATTTCTTTCAACTGGTTAATCTTAGGTGATTGTTTCAAAACTGCATTTATTGCTTTTTGTGTTTTATCATCATTAACAGTAAACTCAAATGTACCGTCAATTTTATCATCTACAATATCAAAGCTATCAACCTTGATACCTACTTTTTCAAATTTATTTAATAACGCTGCTTTATCGCGTAAAGGAAGTTTGTAATGTTTCATGACAATAAATATTAGCACCCTAATGTAGTTTGCGACTTCTACCCCCAATCCCAATATCCGTATATACTATTAAGATATTAAAATTAAGCGTTTATATCGTTTGATTTGTATTTTTTCCCCAATTTCTCAACTATATCGCGTGCACTATCAGTATTAATAGCGAAACCCTCGCGTCTATCATTAACACGAACACCAATCGATTCAAGATGATCGTGAATTTCTTGCTCAAGCATTTTACCATCTGGGCACTTATATGTGAATACTGGATACCACGGCATAATAACGCCTGGAGTGGCATTAATTGAGCGAACTCTATCGTATACTGTGGTTTTAGTATATCCAATTTTACATATACCTGGAATAGATGGATTAACAAGGATGTAGATATATTGGGGACGTTGAGGAATATTAGTAGGGTCAACCCAGCTAGCACCATAGTAGGTGACCTCTTCCCAGCCTGGTTCATTATGGATGGGGGTAAGAGTAAAAGCAATCACTTGACGCATACCGTGACGGCGAATAAAGTCGTGATCGAGCAAACGATACTGCTTAGCTTCTTGTTGTGTTATTCGTTTCATTTAGTGAAGGTAAGTATATACTTTGCCATAACAAAAAAGGTGTATTAAAAGAGATTTTGGGGATTTGCAAAGTAGATGCAAAAGGGGTTAAATAAAATTTGCGTATATGAGTATATACTGTCGGGGCGTAGAGATCGTTTATCTGTTGAGAATACATGTCTTTTTTGTACACCGACCACGCCCCATCGATGTACCGCAATTGGCATGGGAGCAATCCGCGATCAAACCGCTATCGGACCGCTATCAATCGATAACGGCCCGCGGTTGACATGATCTTATAGCTCTACACTAGCTGGCACGTGCGGTATGAATTTCAATTTCTTACCCGCACCTATCTCATGTATGGTGAGACTCACGATAAATTCCTGATCACTATCATCACCGTCCATATAATGTTCTTCAAGCGCGTCCTTTACTTCCCACCATTCACCTTGGCAGACGATATCTTGATCATCATCCATTACGATGTAGTACTTGGGTTTGCTTACGGTTGCTGTCTTGGTTGCTGTTTTTTTCTTTGTAGCCATGTGTATTTAATTTTTAATTGTGATGTGAATATATGAATGGGGCCTTGCCCCATCACATTATATTTTAATTCCGACTTCAGCTAACATACGTTTATACTCGGCAGGTGATTCATCACCGTAACCACCTAGGTTACTATCATCATCACCCATACCTAGTTCATCTAATATCGCTTGGGCTTCTTGTTTGGTCACCCAACCATTACCATCTACATCTACAATGTTTCCTACATAGTACATGTTATCCATGTTCATTAAATCGTTTACGTTCATATGTTTTAATTTTAATTGTGTTATCAATATACGAGCCATATTCTGCCTAGTCAAACATACATGACTGTTGTTCCCATTTACCATTCACACGTGTTTCAATCACGTAGTCACCATCGTACCTTCTATGTTCTGGTTGTGTTAACCATACTCTATAACCATCATTCTCAATCTTAAGCTCACTACCGTCCCAAGCTTGTTCAATTGTATCTAACTGTTGTAATTCGTGTTTTGAATAATTCATATCATTTAATTTTATAACGTCAATGTACGACCGTTACTCTGCCTCGCTACGTTGAGGTACTGTTTCGTTGTTAATCGCTCTAATACGTTTAACAGCATATGTGTATTCATCAACATGTGACTTCAGGTTGCTTAGTAGCTCACGTTTAGCGTCTGCGAATTTGAAGAACGTGGTGTGGTAATTGTCTACCAGCTCCCTGGGTACATTTATCGCTACTATATTACTGTAGCACCCATCGTGTTCAATGTGGTATGCTTTAACTACGTCTTTACGTTTCATAATCATTAATTTTATACCATGAATATACGAACCGAACTATGCCGTAGCACGTTTCGGTTGGTATTGAGCGTTATAATGTTCAATTATCGGTTTCATGTGTGCATCGATCGCTTCACAGTCAGCCTTCGTCTGGTCACCAGCCCAGTTCAAACATACTGATTCTTGGTAGCTACGGTTCCACTCAATCGACTCATCGATATTAGTATCTGGTCTCTGGAACGTAAGTGATCCATGGAACCCATCATCATCGATAATGTATCCTAGGTTAGTAACGAACGCACACACTTCCCTGGTAATAGCGTTTTTGATTTCTTTCTTATTCATATTTTTAATTTTTAACACCGTAAAGATATGAATGTAACCCCGCCCCATCACATTTTATTTTCGGTGGGTAGGGACCCCGTGAGTTGAGGGGACGTATGGATCTCAACGATCGAAAGGCTAGTGGACGGTTATCTAGGTGCGCGTGAACCAGACAGCGAAAGAGCCGGGTGGACACCCAGCTCGATCTAACCATTAAAAATTAAAAGTATGAACCGTCTTTAAGCCACGGCGGCTAATATGTTTACCTGGGTACCGTCATACTTAAAGCAGTCCCATTCGAATTCGTCATTATAAATGTACACATAATCCACTCCATAATCGTGTTCAGCAATTTTCACTACCGTACTAGCATCCATCTCTCTAGGCTCAACCATACCCCACGGTTCCTTTCTATCGCGGTGGTACGCCTTACACTGGTCTGGTGTTTCACCCAGCGAGCTCAGGTCCCCTAGCTCCATCAATGCAGTTATAGCTGCAGGTGTATTGTAGTGATTCATTAGTAACTGGCCGTTGTGTTCTGGGTATCCATCCCAGTGGCAGTAAATGGTTTTCACTATGTCCCCTAATTTAATTCCGATTAATGATCTTGTAGCCATAAATTTAATTTTAATTTTATAATGTAAAGGTAAGTATCTAGATTGCCTAAACCAAGCTTTTATGCTTGGGCTTTAGGTCTCATCTTACTAAAAAGATTCTCTAAACCATCTAATCCTTCTTCATCCTTAGCTTTCTTTGCTTTAACTGCAATCAAAGCCATTGTTAAAACCATCTCTATTTCTTCACTATCACTAATCACATTAGCAATCATGTTAGTTAAATCCATAGCACCACCTTCAATTTCAATGTGCATTCCATCTTCAGTTCCTGTAATACAGAACTTTAAATTTTCTTGGTTCATATTTTAAATTTTTATTTAATTAAATATAATAAAAAAACCCTGCCTAATAAAAGACAGCTTTACCTTTCGCTTGACAACCCACACGGTATTCCTTACTCCACTCAAAAAATGCCTTCCCCACAGGTGGAAGTTTTCTGGATGGCTCTGGGTAAGATAGATCCACTGGCTCCCCCTCCACTCTCACTCCAAACACAAATGTAATAATAAAATTGATAATGATGTCTAAATAATTTTTCATAATAATAATTTTAATGATTCAATATACAAAAAAATCCCCGCCACTCAAAATGAGTGGACGGGGTGTTTTACGCGTGGTGCTTTTTAGGCAGCCACCTCAACTTTCGCTGGGCGCCCACGCTTAATGCTTTCACCAGCTGCAATCTTAGCTGCCTTGATGGCTAGCTTAGCTTGACGTGCTGATTGCTGGTTCGCTGGACGGCCACGCTTCACTTCACCACCAGCTGCTACACGAGCTGCTCTGGCTGATAAACGTGCTTGACGTGCTGAACCTTCAATTGTTGGACGACCTCTTTTACCTGACTTGTTGTTGTTGTTTGACATAACCTTAATTTAAATTTTTATTTATTAATTATTATAACATAAATGTACAAAAAAACCTCGACCGAACAAAACCTATCTACGAGTGCTTTTTGGACGCCCACGTTTCCCTCCAGTACGAGCCCTGGTGGCTGCTCTCTGGCTCACCCTCTGGGCGATCACCTCATTGGTGAGTGATGGACGCCCACGCTTACCTTTAGGTACCGTAACCGCGCTGGATAAAACCTTGGGGGTGGTACTAGCTGGTCTACCGCGCTTGCCTCCAGAGCGTTTGGTGCGTGCTATCTTCTCCGCATCACGAGCTGCCTTCACAGCTGGGTCTAGTGCTGGACGTCCCCTACGGGTCCCAGG